ATGAAAACCTCAACGCTAATTAAAAAGCTAATAGAAATTGATAAGACTGTTCCTTTCGATGCGAATATCGTTCAGGGGGATGATTATGAATATGATGACCTAATCAAGGTCTATCATAATCCACCGAATACATACCTGGTGTTTAATAGTCAAGAATCAGAACATCAAGATATTGATATGGAAGAAGAAAATATATCTGTTGTGGATGAGTTAGAAATAAGAGTTCATCATACAGAAACAATAAAACACCAAATAATCAGTAATGACCTGACTAAGGATCAAATTATCCTGATGTTAGACGATATGATAAATCGCATGAGCGGAATGGTGAAAGTTATCTAAAAAATGCGTTAATTGCCAGTAGGCTCACCCTTCTGGCAATTATAGATTAATGAACTTACAGTTAACTGATACCCATTCCAGTATGCAGACCTGCCACTAACGGTAATCTTCTGCCCCAACTGGCAAAGCATTAACTCCAGCGCCAACATATCAAAGGCAATAACACGCAATGGATAATGACTGCGTTTATCGCTCGATGCGATAATTGTCGCTACAGCCATCACCTTCCCTGTGCTGCTCTGTACCCGCTTAGGGGCTTTGGTTATATGCCCCGTAACGGTCGCTATAGGTTTAGTGCTCACAACTTACATCTGATCTTCGGTATAGATACCGGCTGAAATAATAGCACCGCCAATGATCCGCTCACCATAACCAATCGGAATAGGGTTGCCCTGCGCCACTGTATTCACCGGCCCACCAAATGCATAGCTTGGGGTATTCTCTGCTGATTGCCTTGATGCAAGTCCGCCCTGTTGCGGTGATAACATTTGCACCACACCACCGAGCATCATAGCCGCGCCAACTTTCCCTAATGCTGGCCCCCACGCACCGCCACCGAGTGCTTGCCCCCAAGGGGTAAACGTACCAAATGCAGCTATTGCCACCAGAACCGCACCTAATATCGTTTGGAATACACCGGCTTTTTTACTGCCAATAATCACAGGTATAATCCGAATTGGAGCCTTACCCTCGAGATCTAGCTCATTCTCACCAATATTCCGTTTTCCATTAAAAACCGCGAATGTAAGCCCCATTGATTCGCTATCAAGCATGAACTGCCGAAAACCCTTAATTTGTAAACACAGAGCTTCTATTGCTTCTTTATGGCTGGATACATCCCAGTTATATTCCCGACCGAATTTCTTACCTAAAACACCACCTAACACAATTTGTCTTTTCATAACCAATCTCCAATTAAATTCCGTCAAAGGCTTTAAGCCGTTGTTGCTGTTCTTCGCTCAAGGTGTACGCAAAGTCTTCATGTTCAATCTGGTAAGTGCCAAAGCTCATCAGGAAGGCGATCGCCGGGTCTATCTTGTTGGCGGCTTTCTTCTTGTTCGGCTTGATATTGGCGTTGGCGTCGGTTTCCATCACAACGTTGCTCATCGCCCAAGCCAAGACTGGATCGCCGTTGTGCTGAATCACCTTGCGGTTAACAAATACCTCGGCAGATTTGGCAACCGGGCTAAATTTCATGTAGGTCTGCGGGAACGGCTCGACATCCAGACCGGCCCCCTGTAGCTGTGTTCTAAGATGGGTGGCGTTCCACGTATCGAACCCTACCAACTTGATACTGAACCGCTGGCTATCTGCCAGTACATCATCACGGATGCGGTCATAATCAATACAGTCGCCCGGTGTGGTGCGTATCCAACCACTTTTAACCCATTGCCTGTATATGGCCCGGTTCTTATTGGCGGCATTATTCAACTGGGCTTCGGGGATATAGTGACGGGTAAGCAGCAATACACGGTTCTCAACCGGGAACGAGTAGCACACACTGGTAATATCGCTGGTTGATGACAGGTCTAACCCGGCGTAACACTCCAGACCGGTTAAATCATCCTCGCTGTAATCGGCTATACAGGCGTCCCATGCACCAGCTCCCATCCACGGCGTTTCACCCTGACACCAGATATTAAAGCGCTTGGTCAGCATCTCAACCCATTGAGAGGGAATGCCCCGCGCCTTATTGATGGTGTCAGTCAGTGCCGTAACATCAACAGAAACACCCAGATTAGGGTTCGCTTTAATCCATTGTTCGGGCTGCTCAACTTCGCTTTCGTCGTCCAGCTCGTAGATCAAGGCAAACAACGATTCGTTTTGTTCTTCACCGGCCAATATCTGGCAGCAATAGTCATAATGTTGCTTACAGGCTGAAACCACGTTGCTACCCGCGGTGGTGATAGCAAAGAGTATCCCTTCTGGCCGGGCACCCATTCCCAACTCAAGCGCCGAATAAACGGCGTTATCCGGGTGAAGATGGTACTCATCCACCACCGCCAGACTGGGGTTCGTCCCTTCAATGGTTGAGGCTTTGGAGGCCAGTGGCTTTAACAGGCTGTTGGTTTTGGCATAAATCAGTTTGTGCTGCTGAATAGTGAGACGCTTTCTCAAGGGCTTTGAGATAAGGCTCATCTGACGGGCATCATCAAACACGATACGCGCCTGATCACGACTCACGGCGGCGGTATAGATATCTTGCTGGCCCGGCTCCATCACCAGAAACCAGTTAGCCAGAATAGCGGCCACTGTTGATTTGGCATTCTTACGGGGTACCTGAATGTAAGCACTGCGGTATTTCCTGCGCCCGGTAGCCGCCACCTTGAACCCCAACAAGCAGGCAAAGGCGAACTGTTGCCACGGCTCTAACACGATAGGCTGACCCCGTAGCGGGCCTTTTACGTGGGGGCAAAGGTGAGAGAAGGCAATAAAGCGCTCTACGGTGACACTATCGAATGTATAAAGCGGGTTATTCAGGTCATTAAAGTACCGCTCAACGGCCTGTTTTAGCCGCATACACGCGGGGATTTTGCCGTTTTTAACATCAAGCGCGTACCGGTTATAGGCTGTCAAGGGCGTCTGCCTCATCAACTTCCACCGGATTACGGCGGCGAGATACCGGATCAAAGCCCATAAGCGAGGACATTTTTATCATAATTTTCTCAGCGTCAGACTTGGCTTTCAACGCAGGGTTTGTGGTGGTCGCACCGCGAGAACCTTCAACCGAGAAACCCCGCGCCGCAAGGTCTGCCACGGCTCGGCGGTACATAGAGTAGTTGAGGCAATACAATTCAAGATTACGCCAGTCCGCATCAATCAGATCGCCGCGCTCCATCAACTGCTTTGCCCTTGCCTTCCACTCTGCGGTAGCAATCTCATCTAAATAAGTGGGGGCTTTGGGTGGTCTAGCCATAAATTGCTGTTTCCTGTGCCTTTACTGCTACGAAAAAAAGTGCCGCGCGTAAAAATTTGAGGGGGCGGGTGGTTCCAGCGGAGAGGGGTTTTGTCCTCAAACCTCCCCCACCCCTTGCCCTGCGCCTCGTCACCGGTTTCGAAATGAATCCATGATGTCCCGGTCACGCTGTGATGTGCGCTGCGTCATGGCTTGCTCTGGCGTTTTATTATGTGTCCGTTTGAACCTTTCACGGCTATTAATCAGTGACTTAACCAATTGATTTTGCTCTTGCTCCGTCATGATTTGTTACTCCTTACCCGCCTCGTATATCCAGTCCCAACGGTGGGAGGCTTCTTCCTCTTGGGGCTTGAACTTACCGGCTTTACGCTGCTGTTTGGTTAGCGGGTCTTGGGTGGTGGTCTTACGGCTATGGCAGCTGGCGCACAACCCCTGATGATTGCTGGCGGGCCAGAACAACACATCACTCTCGCCATCAATCGGGATGATGTGATCAACTATCTTGGCCGGGATATAGAGGCCTTTCTTCTCACAATCAACACATAAGGGATTGGCTTTCAGATACATCAGGCGGTATTTACCCCAGCGGTTGGAATAGCCACGTGAGGTGCGGGTTCCCCGGTTGGCTGTGACCTGTGCACTGGCTTCACGTTTATGCTCGGTACAGCGGCCAGCCTTCACACGTGCACGGCATCCGGGATGACTACAACGTTTCAATGGATGGACTGGCATTAGTAAATCCCCGGTTCGCGATATACCGTCCACAAGTGAGATATGGTCAGTGGAACTTCTTTAATCGTAAGGTCAGCAACCATTGATCTACTTTCATAAAGTTGTGTCACATACATCAAACAACCGACTTTCATTGCTGGCGTGAATTCCAATCCATCATCAAACCGTTTACCAATATGACGCTGGCAAACCTCTAACGTGGCATCGATATAAATTTGGATCAGACTATCTTCCTCGGTGAATTCAGGTTCAATTCGGCACTGAAGTTTCACCTCTTCCAACGTAATTAATGAATCACTCATATAACTTCCTTATCGTCAGCCGCTTTCACCTGTACAGTCTGTTTCCATGCCTGACTGAATTCCTCACCACCGGCATACGCTGGCATCCCCTCACGCTCACGCGCTTCATTCGGAGACATCACGCCTGATTTAATGGCGGTTTCGTAACTGCGGAAACGTTCTTGAGGGTTGGCCCGTAGCAAGTCGGCAGTGTCAAACTCCACTTGATAACGAACCTGAACCGGGTGACTGGCCACCAGCAGAGAGGCTTTAACCTGTTGCTCAAAATTAGTTAGCCAGGGGCGCAAGGTCTGAGACAGAAAAGCACGGCTGGCCTCGCTGAAATTGCTGTAGGTGCTGTTGGAATACTCTTGCAGGAATATCGGGCTGATATTGAATATCCGGGCGATGTCTTCAATGGTGAAGCGACGAGAGGCCAACCACTCAGCATCCTGATTGCTCATGCCTAACTGCTCGTACTTCATGCCGCCTTCGATAATCGGCGTTTTACCGGCATTGCGTGCGCCTTTGTAACGCTCCAGTGCTTCCAGTGCCTTAGCGCCTTTGGGCCCGTCTAACCAGTCACCGGTTGTCAATACGCCGGAAGCCATCAGGCCGTTATTCATCACCGACGAGCCATGACGTTGTTGAGCCAGTCCAAGCCCAACTGTTTCACGACAGACAGTGATCGGAGAACGCCCAAGGAAACCATCTTCAGTAGCATGTCGCAGGTGCAAGATTTCTTCCTGAAGGTACGTTTTTACCGTGCCGTCCGGGTGTGTAATGGTATAGGCGAATCGGTGATTGCTCAGGCGCTTGGGTACCACGGCACGAGGTGGGTAAGAATGCAGTGATCGCGGCTTGCCATCCTTGCCCCATTCGATAACCGCATAAGCGTTACCATTCAGCAGGCAATGACGCATCATCGTGCGCTTGAACTGGTAAGGGGTTTGGCAGTCATTCGGGTATTCATTCAGCAGGTAATCAACTGGATGCTCCGATAACCATTCTCTTTTCTCATTCTGAACCCGGTACAGGTAACACGGCATCGAGGCCACGGCTTCACTGATAACGGTCACAGCATTCATAACGGCCGGCAGAGATTCGGCAGTAGCAGCAGACACATGTTCACCAGCCCCCGTATTGGGAATACCCGCCAGTGCCATAAACTCATCAATGGTCATCGAGCGGCTTTCGGTCTTGCGTTTGAACGGCCACATATCACAACCCCGCCAGATAAACCCAATGGGAACGCAGAGACAGATCCACCAGCTCCGGGTGCTGGGCTAACAGTGAGCGCTTGGCAATCTGAACATCCGTTTCACGGTAGGCTGGTAAACTGGTCACGGTAATTTCCCGTAATTCAGCCGCCAACACAGTACGGACATAGGGTTGTTTGGTACTGTCCCACTGGTCTTTTAATGCCCGAAACCCGAATGACATGCCGGAAATGTCACCACGTTCAACCATGATCAGCACATCACGGCCTAACTGGGTATCGGGCGGGGTTAACTCAAAACGCAGACCGGTAGCGTCTTCACTTAGTACCAGGGTATTTGACTGGGTGCGACCTAACAGCGCGGTATAGTCATGCTCAAACAAAGCACGAACATCAGCACCGGCTGCAAGGCTGGCTTTAAAGGCATTGGGGGCGAACAGCTCTACAAACTCATCCCACAGCACCTCTGAGCGGCTATTCCATTTCACGGCATAGCCCACTAACTTTTTATCGCTGGTGGATAAGCTGGCGGTGCGGATCTCAAAATCGGTGTCTTTCATTGGTAAACTCCCTGACAAGAAAGGGGCCGTAGCCCCTGTTGCTTACTCTGCGATTTCGAGAACCTTGATCGCGTTGGAGTCCACCAGCCCACCGCCCAGATACTTATCAGTGTGAACCTTGTAGAAACCCGGCTCGGTGATATTGTCAGGACGAGTGCGGGTGCCAGTTTCATGATCGACGATGAAATAGCCGCGCTTAAAGTCACCTACAGCGATTACCGGTTTACCCGGTTCAGCATCGGGCATGTTTTCCAGATAGCGCACTGGATGGCCCAGCAACATATCCGGATCGCCAGCTTGCAGACGGTCACGCCAGATATAATCACCATTCCCGTTTTTAATCTTTTGCAGCATGGCGGCACTGTTGGAGTTCATCACCCATACGGCACTTTTGCGATAACGGCGGCGCAGTTTGAAGACCAAATCAATTAATTCATCAGCGGTAGGCGCATCACCAGCAGCAACCATTTTTTCCAGCGTTCCGAATGGGCGAGTACGGTCACCAGCTGCAGCACGAGGATAAGACAGGAAGCCTTTAGCCTTTTTGGTACCGTCACCGTTAACAAGGTCAGTTTCTTCGGTCTCAATAAAGGTGTCGCTGATTTCTTCGGTCAACCAGCCCAAGATATCCACATCACTAAAATCAAGGATTTCCTGCGTGGTTTTCGGGTAAGCATAGATAGGGTTCAGCTTGATACTGACCTCTTCCAGCTTAGGCGTCGCGGTTTCGGTACGGGCTTCACCTTCTACGCCTCGACCTACCGCCGCGCCGCCCACGGACACAAGCTTTTTATACTCATTGGATTTGGTGGTTTTGACGGTGCAAATCTGGCGCATTTCTGACTCATCAGCCAACATGCGCATAATTTCACTATCCAGCTCAGGAATAACCGAATATCCGCCACTCTCATTCACTGTGGTGGATAACATGCGAGTTTCGCCGGTCATGATGTAATGGCGTAACTCGTCGTTGGTCACTTTCTTACCATCGTCTACAGGCTTGGCTTTGCCGCCCTGAGTGCGTTCTTCATCAGCAAGGGATTCATAACGGGTGATATCAGTAACCAGAGCATCTGCCTGAGCACGGATTTCATCGAACTGGGTGGCTTCTTCGGGGGTAAGGCTGCGTTTTTCATCTTCGGCCTTGGTCAGAAGTGAGCGCATTTGCGTGGCTAACTCGGCTTTCTTCTGGCGTAACTCTAACAATTTTTTCATAGTGGCTTCCGTAAGTGTGAATACAGACGGGAAACCAACTTAAAAGGTAAAGCCGTTTAACAGAATTCCAGTGCGGAAAGGTGGGCGCTAAACGGCTAAAGTGACGGCTCCCGTCGGAGTGTCACTCGTTAACATATACATGGAAAATAAAGTGTAAATATAAATAATTTGCGATGAACACACACGAACAGCTACGAACAAATAATTTACAATTCTTTTTAATTAGCGACTTATATTCAAGTTCTAAACTGATTACCCCTTTAAGATAGCGACTCTATAAAATATAAGGAAATAAAGATGGCTCTTAATTATATGAATCTTGATGCGTCAACTAGAGAATTTATGAAATTAGAAATACAATATGATTATGATCACGATAATTTTTATACAAGTAATTATTTAAGTCCTGAAGGAAAAAAAGCGTGGCCTGCTCTTTTATCTGAATCTGTAGATTTTGATGATAAATGGCTAGAGCAAGAAATAGTCAAGAGGGGTTTACTCGCACAATTTCATACTCGCCGCACACCTTCAGGCGGTACAACACAAGCAAAGGTACCAGTTACAGCGGCTCAAACTCTGGCTGAGGGGGAATTTAATCGTTTATACGCACGTGGCCTTTGTTCAAGAGTTGTTGCTGAAGGTGGTCATAGTGTAGAAGCTTATAGAGCAAGAGAGTCTCTACATCCAAGGCCAGAGTCACAAGCAATCATTGGCAAAAAGTTTCTCGTAAGGGATGTTATACAAGACTTACGCACTAATCTTGGAGTGGACTCATCACTGGGAGTACCCCCAGGACCAAATTCGGGTATTTCAGTTAAAATATAACTTATGGGTATATCGCTTAAATAAGCGATATACCATTTTAAATAAAAATTTTACTTCATCCACTCAGGTGTTTTTTGCATCCGATCCCGATATTCCTGCAAATGCTCGATAAGTGCATCCAACTGTTCACGATTCGTCGCTAGTATTTCCTCTGAAAACGTACTGCGAACAAAGTCATGATGATCAATCCACAAGAATGCACCATCTTTCAACAATTGCCGATAATCAGTGGTGTGCGTCGTGCATATGTCAGCGATGCCATAATAATCATGATGTTCTTTGATGTCTTGTAAAGTCACAGGCATATAGCCTCCTTAAAAAATAAATTATGCTTTTAAGTCTCCACCTCTCCACCCAAGCCAATTTCACTATATAAATCATAATATTAATGGGTGGTGACTACTTTTTTAGGTCTCCGTAAGTCACCACTCTAGGCCTCCACCTTTTTTAGAAATAGGTGGAGAGGTGGAGACTAGGTGGAGGCTCTATTTAAAGGTCTCCACCCATTAACTACATGTTTTATAATATATATTTTACTGAGTGGAGACAGGTGGAGACTTATTCAATAACTTTTACTCTGTCCCCCCTGTTGCAGCCGGTAGCCACTCATCGGCATCATCAGCCAGCCGGATGTTAGAGCGCATATTTCCTTTGGTGCTTTTCTTCCTGATGTACTCTTTTCCATACTCAGCCATTGAACCCGGCATATCAGTAGCGAACCGGTTAAGTGAGATCGGCTTGCTCAATCCATTACTGTGCATATAGGCAAGGTAGGCGTGATACAGGTATTTTCGAGGGCTGAACGGTATAATGCTGGCATTGCCGATAAACAAGCCGTCACACTGCACCGATGCCATTAGGTAGCCGCAGAAGTCCACCAGCGAATCACCTTCACGCTTAATAGCCAACGCCTCTTCTGATTTCTGCTGCTCAAACAAAAGCCGTTTAGCTTCTCCCTGATCTGCAAAGCGTGTCAGTAGGTGGCGAATGATAACCGGCAGCTCTGCCTCTATCTTTTCTGACAACATCGGATCACGCTCATTCTCTGGCACAACCTGCGAGAAGTTGAAAATAACCCGACGCCGGGATATACCGCCGCTTCGGTCGCTAAACGACATGGCGTTATTGTTCACTGCCAAAATAACAGCCGGGATCCGTGTCGAGTAAGGCGCTTTGTGTTTCGGGTCTATCGCGACCTTATCCCCACCTGTGATGGCTTTAATCCCAGCCCCGTCACCAGCATAGCGCGACATATCAGGCATGATGATAAGAGAGTACCCCACAATCAGCGCCCTTTCCCTTGGCTCCTCGAGTGCCTTCATACTGGCCGATACGGTGTTGGCTTTCCCTGCCAGCATGGTGCAGATCTCCGCCAGTACACTTTTACCACTACCACCAGCGCCGGTTATCTCAAGAAATAGCTGCCAGTCATACCGGTTCGCCATCACCATATACAACGCCGCCAGCACTCGATCAGCTTTCCGGGCATTACCGGCCGTTGACCAGTTAAGCCACTTCCAGAACGCGGGGGAGTGGGTGGCCAGTGATTCCCCTTCCTCTGCCTGAATGAATTCCACATCACTGGCGATCAATAACCAGTCCTCTTGCCGGTGTTCTCTGAATAACCCCTCTCGGGTATCAAATACACCATTGCTAAAGCCAATCAGATTCCGCGCGGTAGTCCCCATTATTGGCAGGCTCAATTTCATGGTATCAACGGCGTTCTTCATGGCTGGCATGGAGTAAGGAACTCTCGATTCCATAAATATTGCCGCCATCTCACGCGAAAGCGCCTTATCTGAAACAGGTTGCCAGATTATGCCGTTGTAGTGGTGTACAGCGTCCGAATCACCATGTACGGCTAAATCACCGTCATAACGGGCCAAAAGTACCTCACCGCGCTGGCTTGGCCCCATTTGGTTAAGTGCCGGGATTACAGCCGGTTCATCAGCGGGAACAACATTAAACAGGGAGTTAATGCGGTCGGCATTGGCTAATACAGCCACCAGATCAGGACGGCTGATAAACTCAAGTACCACCGCTTCGCGTTTCTCCCGTGCATATTCCGGGGATTTGGCTGAATGGAAACCATTGTCGGCTAACCACTCCGGCGTAACTGTCCCAATAGCAAAAGCCCCCAGCCTTACGGCCAGACAATTGAGAGGTGTCCCCGTTGTAGTTTGCAATATGGCTTTTGCTATCACAGCTTTCTCAATCGGGCGACCATTAACCCAACGATAGACGCAGGAAAACAATTCATTAGGCCATTGGTTAACACTAACCTTCTGTGGCTTACTCATAGCTGTGGCCTCACTGACATGGTGAACTTGCCGATCAGCGGGTGATACCAGTATTTGCTGCCGTATTTACGCTTGGCACCCTTAATAATTATCAGCGCCGCTTCACGGAATTTCGCCTCATGCACTGCGTGACCATTGCCATGACGAACGATCATCACACCACAATTTCTCGCCAGTTCTTCCGCTTTACAGGTGGATAGCCCCATTTCAGTCGCCAGAGTAGTAAGGAGTGCCATGCCTTCCGGTACTGAGCCTTTACGTTGCATGGAAGTTAGTGCCAGTTCGAGGGCCACAACGCGCTTTTCCAGCTCGTTAAATTTCAATGTGCTAATCATTTTTTGGCCCCCTTACGTTTATTTTGCTCGAATTCGATAGAAATACTGTTTTGCTCCAGTGCTTGAGCCATACGAGGAAGGTGTCTGAGCGCCGATCCAATTAATTGCAGATCGCGCATAGCCTCTTCCCCTGAATATCCTTCGCTTTCTGTGATTTCCAGCAGCAAATTGCCAATAACCCGTATCGCTGAATTAATGCCCATACTGGCAGCACAGTAGATATTGGCATGCTCACCTAACTGCTCATCACTGGCCTTGCTAAAGTCATGAGTTACCAGAACATGATAAATATCATTCATGGTCAGCCCCTCTCGCTAAAGTGAATTCAGCAGTGAAGCGCACCAGTGGCACCGTGCAAGGGGCTGGATATCCGTCACGACTGAATGTGACACGGTTAAAAGCAACAGTTTGTACAGTAACGGGGATGCCGTGGCTGTCTTTGTAGCGGTCATTAGGCAGCGGTTCGCGCATAGTTCACCCCCTCGATATTCTTCGACGTTTTTGCTGCACGTTGCTGCGCAAACTCAAGGAGGTCATAGCCAACCCTTTGGCCTTCGGGGTCACATATCAGCAACTGGGCAACTTCCAACATACGAGAGAGGTTAAGCAGTACATCTGACACTTCACAGGGGGCTAGCTTATCCATGGCTCACCTCCGGCAGACGGCCAGCGAAAGAAAGCACAAACTGACCAGCCAGAGAGCGGCGGGCATCTTGTTCAGAATTGGCGGTCACTGATTCACGGTGCGGCTTGGCGTTCAGATCAGAACGGCACACGGCGAGAAAGAGAAATTTAAAGCGAGTTGGGGTATGATTTAACATAGCTACCTCGATACTCATTCTATCGTTGGTGGTAAGAGGCCCGGTTAGTGCTCCAACACTTCCGGGCCTCGCCATTTCAAGGTGTATTTCACCTATGTTTTTAACGCTACACATAAGTGAAATACACTTCAAGCCTTTTTTTATTATTATTTCTGCGTATACTGACATACACCTAATATACGGAGATCCAGTAATGGCAACAGGTGCAAAGAACGCAAAATCACAAATGACAACTGTTCGAATTCCACATGATGTAATGGAAGATATCGAGCAGCTAAAGGTCGAAGGAGAAAGCACTGCTGGGTTTCTTGTAACTGCCGCCAAAGGCGAGATCAAACGCCGCCAGCGCAAGAAGGCCAAGGAAGCGCCAGAGGAATGAGCCGCTAAGCTGGATTTCCTGCTTAGGGTGTCAGCCATTGGCGTAGACTCCCTGCATCGCAGTATTTCGCATAAATCAATAGGTTGGGGTCTATCCAGATCTGGGCATACCCACCAGGTAGCGAATGATTTTGATTGTGAGAAAGCCAATGAAATCAGTGGGCGCAATATTGCGCTGGGTATTACTAGAACGGTGTGAGCAGATATGCGCGCATCTCGGATTAACTGCGCCAATGGCGCGGTTAACTTATGACCGTTGCACTTTTTGTCGCATCGCTTCGCCTGCCCTCTCTGCATGGCGATACCGAGTTGCATATTAGCAACTCGCCCAAGGTTATTGACCTGATCGATCAGTGTGGTAATCTGGCTTGGCTTAAGTTTTTTGTAGTTACATTGGCGGCCTTGCAGGGCCGCTTTTGTTTTATTCATCATCCTGCCCCCCCAACTTTAATTCAGGCTGATACCGATCTAGCAGTAGCCTTTCTTCACTCTCTAACTGATGCTTTTCAACCTTCCGTATCGCCAGCGCCTTACCAGCTTGACTACCACGCCCTATTGAATCGTCAGAACGGCGGGTAAAGTCATGCAGTAATGCCCACGGCACGCCATAAGCACCAGATTTACGGATGGTGGGGATAACTTCACGAAATACCCAGTTGCTAAAGCGGTGGGCAAATGTTCCTGACTTGGTTGCCTTGCGGCTACGGGATATAAGTTTGTAGAAGCCAGATTCCGAGATAACCCCTCGATTGGGGTTACCGCGAATACCGTAGGTTAAAGCTACTGTATTCTTTTCATCGTCATCCAGTGCGGTGAGAGCATCACGCGAGTTAATAACCCCCAGCGCTCTGCAAACATCTTTTGCAATAAACCAAGGTTCACCATTCAACTGTACGATCTGAACCTTGTGGCCTTCGAAACAGATCACCGAAATATCGCTAACTTGATTTTTGGCGTGAGTTTGTCCCTGACCGATTGCGGTCATATTTACAGTTTTCATATTTCAGACCTTAATTAAGCAGGCTTGCGACCACATGGAGTATTAACGTTATTTACCGCTGGAGGATTACGAACCCAGCAAAGTAAGTCACTGAGTAACCAAGCACATGAGTTGCGGCCAAGAGGCTTACGGGCAGGGAATCGGCCTTCATTCTCAAGAAGCCACGCGGTAGAGCGGGAAATGGACGTAATACGCTGACGTTCCTTCTCACGCACAAGGCGATCATAAGGTTCTGCATATTCGGCGAGCATGGTGCGGCGCTGTTCTGGAGTTGGATTAAAATGGTTGATAGTCATAATGCTCTCTACTGTTTTGGTGTGATAGGGAGCATTGTGGGGCATTCAAAATAATTATGTAATTGGCGGTAATTCACTAGATATACCAGTTTATATACCATTGGTAATAAATCACACCATAAGCCGTGTTTTGTGACATTGGTATAAAATCGATGTTATAGGAGCTTTTTATACCAATGCATTACCTAGTCATACTAGTAACTTCCTCCCGAGATATATCTTCGTCAAGAAAGACACTACTAATTGCTGCCGTTAATTCATAAAGTTTGAGATTAAATGACGCTTCAAAGAAAGCACTCAATTTTCTTACAAAAAAACTTTTATTAGGATTTGCTTTGCGTTTTATTATAGATACACTTTTAAACTTAACTGCATTAGTATGTAAATCAGTAAGTATGCCGCTCATATTAGGTCCGTTAACACCTACAGCATGCCATGCTGACGCTACACCTAAATCTAAACCATCTCCTTTTTTATAATAAGCATCATCTATTTTACAAAACTTATCTAAAAAATAATTCATTCTACTTATCGCCATTTCATCCTTGTTATGTTCTTTGAACCATTCAAGATAAAATTTATGATTAAAGTACTCTGTAACATTTACATCTAGTGGTGTTCCCATTATTTCATCTGCAAGCTGGCTTGATAGTTTTGATATTCTATTTACTTTCTCTTCCTTTTCTTTTTGGGTCAACAAATCCCATGCTGATGGCCCAGTTAAAAAGTCTTCAATAGATAATATCATTCCATGAAGAAAGAAAAATGGCCTCCCACATTCATTTATTCTCTTAGAGAATGCCCCCCAAGAAAAACGCATTCGCTCATCAAAAATCAACTTCTCCGCAATATCTTTTTGTTTACCAAACAATAAATCAGACTCATATAAATCAATTAAATCTCTATGGACATTATCAGGGTAATCACTCAT